TCATCTTGAAATAGGTGTATTTGAAGGTAAGTCAAAACGAAAGATAAAAGTTGGCATAACTAATGCGCAATTGATGTTCATACACGAAAACGGTTCACCATTGCATAACATTCCTGCAAGGCCGGTTTTAGAAATGACTGTCAATTATGCAAGAAAAAAATTAGTTATGCCAACTATTGCCAAATGTATTAAGAGCTCATTACTTGGCAAGAATGAAATCGACTTAGAATTAAATCGATTAGCAATAAAAGTTGAAAACTATGCAAGACAAATTATCTATTCTAATGATGGTCGTCTTACACCAAATGCACCAAGTACAATCAACAAAAAAGGTACAAATCACCCATTATTTGATACAGGCCAACTTGCAAGGTCTATTACTTGCATGGTCGTAAAGGACGCAATATGATAGAAAATGACAAAGATTTAGACAACATTCTTGCAGAACGGCAAACTTCTAGCAACAATGTTGTCAATTTTGAAAAGAAACAAGAACCTACTGTAGAAAATCAGACTAAGACACTTGTGCAGCAAGGCGTTGATGCTGCTGTAATGCATAAGCTTAGTAACGATGATACTGTAAAAGAGAAATTTTTGCAGACTGCAGATAAGATTGTTGATACTAACTTAAATACAATCGAAAATAATGCAAGTTTAGAAGAAAAAGCCGCAATACTTAAAAATAACAAAGATGCTTGCGATTTATATGGCATCGATGAAAAGACAGTACCTAAATGGGTCGTCTATTGCGCAAGACGAGTGCAAGATTTTTGGTATGCAATGTGGTTGATTATTGGCTTCTTTACAACTGTGCCTATTGTATTTTTAGGTAAAAAGATTAGAGTGGTCATTAAACATACTTGGGTAGCAATGATAATAGCCGTAATTATATACGCGGCAGTTGTTACATCACCCTTATGGCTTAGGCATTTATCTTAGTGGCAGATAAATTACAAATAATAAAAGGAGGAACGTTAATATGTCGATGCTTACCGAAAAAAGACAAGAACTTACTAATAAGCTTACTACTCTTGAAAATGCTCGTAATGCAGAAATTGAACGTAAAGTAGCCGAATATAGAGCTTCTCTTGAAGCAAATACTAAATGTGAAGGCATTGAAAAGCTCAAATCTGCAATCGCTGCTATAGATGTAGTTATTGCTTATGAAAATTCTGCAGATGTTGAAGTAGCTACTATTAAGCAGGTCAACAACAATGTTGATACTTCTGGCAGACCTGGTATGGAAAACATAGTAACTCCGTCTAGAATATGAAAAGAGAAGTATTGATTGCTAAAAAAGCTTTATATGAAGCTAAGAAAGCAGAAATTGCAACTGAAACTTATGAAGCTGAAATTTCTGCCGAACTTGAAGCATATAAAGCACAGCTTATTAAAAAATATGAAGACATTCGTAAAGCTGACGAAGCAAAAGTCAATAATTATCTTGAATTGTTAGATGAATTGCTGTCTGAAGTTGACGATGTAGAAACTACACAAACTATAGAATAATCTGCCAAACTATTGAACTGCCACTAAATTTAATATCGAGGTAGATTAAAATGATTTTAGAGGAGATTTTAAGAATTATGACTTGGGTTGAAGTTGTAATCAAAGCTTGTAGTATTTTGATAGGTATTGCTATTGCTTGTGCAGTAACAATTCCTACACTTATTAAAGCTATCAAACAACGTAAAGCAGCAAAAACGGCTGAAGAAAAGCTTGCTGCAGATTTAGCAATTAAAAATGCTATTTTCGACTTTGTTGTTCAAGCAGAAACAAATTACGCGAATTTAGATGCTGCATTAAAACAACTTGGTGAGTCTGCAGGTGCTTTGAAAAAAGAAAGTGTAATGTCTGAAATAAGAGACTATTGCGATAAGCAAGGCTATGCTTATGACAAACAAGCAATTTCTAACGAAGTCGACAATGTTGTCGCATTTACTAAGACGGTAAACTACATTAAAAAGTAAGTCACGATTGATATCTAGAAAGTTCGATTAAGTATAATAATATAAATTATTATATCTTAATCGAATTTGTCTCAGATTTAATCTGATGAACTCAGAAGATAAATAATTTTTAATTTGATTATATTTTAATCAAATGATGTATTATAATATTTATATAAAATAAAGTAAGGAGAAAACTATGAAGAAATTCATTATTCGAGATGAAGATAAAAATGAATTTGAGGTAGAAGAACTCGATAAAGAAGCTAAAACTTCTGATGAAGATCCGACTACTGAAAACGTTTTGTCTGACGACGAGATTAAAGCACTTAAAAGTCTTGCTTCTGTAGCAGACAAGCTTGTTGCTTTAGTCAACAAAGATGTAGAAGATGAAGATGTCGATGAAGATGAAGAAATTGACGAAAAAGATGAAGAAGAAATCATTGATACTGACATCGATGAAGACAAAGAATATTCTACTATGAAAAAAGACTCTAAACGGTCTGTAGGGTCGATTGTTAAGCCTAAATCTAAATCGATAGATGACAGTGAACAACTCGATATTGCAACCGCTTGGGCAAAACGTTATGGAGGTAACAAATAATGAGCTTAATAATCAATAAGTCGATACCTATGTTTAAGCAAGGTTATCCCACAGTTTCAGACAAATACAATGTTGCTGGTGGTATACTCACTGGTAATACTCCGGTTCAATTCGGCGCACTTGTAAAACTTGGTGATACTCCTGGCTATTTTGAAGCAAGTTCTGGTTTAACTGCAGTATCTCAGCTTGGCGGTTTTGTAGTTGCAACAAATGTTAAACTTGCTGAAGATTTCCCTGGCAAAACTGTACAGGTCAATCCGGGTGAAGCATTCAACTTGCTAGTTAGTGGCTTTATCGCTGTCAAACTTGCGGCTACAGTCGAAATTGCAACTATTGCACCTAACGTACCTGCTAACTTTACTGCTGCTGGTGAAGTTACTACCGCAGATGATACCAACAAAGTTGCGGCTATTCCTAATACCGTCTTTACTGGTTTGTCTGAAAAACAGCCTGATGGCAGCTATTTAGCTGAAATATGCGTAAAATAAGGAGAATTGAAATATGAACGGTGAAATTTTTACACCTAGCACTATTGAAAAGAATTTCTTTGTTGATAGTGTTGCTTCTCAGAACAGAGGCAAATCGTTTTCTTTAAGCGATATTTATGGTAGTCGTTCGACAAAACTTTACGTTGCAGATGCTAAAGTTCACGATACTAACTTCGCTTTCTTAACTACTACTCTTGCTAAGCTTCATAATTCTTTATATGAGCCTAAGTATTTTGTAACCTATGCGCAGGACATACCTGTTGATGTAGGTGGTGGCTTTGTCGATTATGTTTCGTACTACACTATCGACTGGGCAGGTATAATGAATGAATTCAGAAATGTGGTCGGCAACAATGCGAACTATATTCCGAGAGTAAATGCTGGTCTTAGCCAGAAAAAAGTAAATGTTTACACTTTTGAAGTTGCGTATGACTTAAGGTTTGTCGAACTTGAAAAGATGAAAAAACTTACTCTTCAAAAATCGATTGAAGATATTTATTCGAATGCAATTGTTGCTGGTTGGGACTTATTCGTTCAGAAAGTTGCTTATACTGGTATCAATGGTTCGACTGGTCTTTTCAATGCAAGCAATGTACTTGTAACGACTATCGATAACTCTACTGCTACTGCTGCAAATAGTGGTTTCAAAGGTATGGCTGATACTGCAGTTGTTGCATTCTTCAACGGTGTCTTTGAAAAATACTTGCTCAATTCGAATATGAACATAACATTACTTCCCGATACATTCCTTGTACCGACCTATGTTGGTTCTGACCTTTCGAGTAGGTTTAGTGCTCTTTATACTTCTACTCTTCGTAAATTTATTCTTGACCATAACCTTGGTGTAGATGAGTCTAACGGTGATGTAAAAGTTACTATCAATTCGAGACCTGACCTTAATACTGCAGGTACTGCTAATCACGGTCGTATAGTTGCATATAAGAAAGACAAATCGTTCGTCAGAGTTGATATGCCTTATCCGATGCAGCACTATATTACGTTGCCTAACATTGATAAGATGTCTTATACATCTGCATTCGTTGGTCAAGTATCCGAAATTCAGATGCCCTACAATACTTCGAATAGCGAACTCGGTGTTATCACTTACTGGGACTTCACGAAATAATTTAAGTTTTACACTCCCGCTAGTATAATTAGCGGGAGTTTTCTTAAAAGGAGATTAAAATGAAAAGATACAAAATCAATAATCGAATAATTACTGCAGATAGTCCTACTAAAGCATTAAAAATTGCTAAAGCATTAGATGCACATTGCAAAGACCGTATTGGTAAAATTTATTGGAATGATGTTCGTAATTTTTGCATAAAAAATGACTGGTATACTTATGGCGATATATATGCTTACAATAAAATGTTATATGCTGCTGACCACGGTACTTGGTCTACTGAACAAATCGCAAAAGATATTGCTGAACATTCTAGACCTGACGTTAGAGCAATAGATGTTCTTAAAGAAATCAATAAGCTTAATATTAAAGACAGCGATATTGAGTATCTTACAAAAGAAGAAGAACGAGCTGTTGAAGATTATCGAAAAGCTATTGCTGGTACTACAAACCCTAAGCTTTTAGAACTCTATAAACATATTCTTGATGAAGAACTCGAACATATCAAAGAACTTGAACAAGCCAACAATGTTGAAGACTCTAAAACTAAAGATTGGGCAACGCCTTATGCAATTTGGGTAAAGAAAAATGGCAAATGGCTTATCTTTGGTGGAGCTAATTCGACTAATATTGATAAAAGACGTTTCTTAAATAGCGGCTATGAAGATGTGACAGTTGTTGAAAATGGTAAAGAGCCAACTAACGACTCATACGATAAATTAAAAGACGGCAATGTTAACGGCTCTTATGCAATTAGAAATGGTCTAGTATATGTATATATCAATTATAAATTAGTT